AGGCTTGTCTAAATTCTTCACTTTCGGTATCTACATCATTTATATTTCTTTGTACATTATAAGTAAATTTTAAAGGTAATCGTCCTGCAACTTCTTTTTCTGCAAACTTAACTTGACCATAGGTATATATAACACCTTCGTATGGTCCTTTTGTGATCTTTATACATGAGAAGTCATCAACCTCTCTCTGTACAAAAGCGTATTCTGTTTTATTCTGCGCCATAGAGGAACTCTTTTTTGGCACCTTCGTCAATTTTATTGAGAACCTCTTTAGTATAGAATTTATCAGGTTCATTATTGATAGTTTTCGCATATTGTTTTGATCCGTCTGGTAATTCTATTCTTGTTGATACTGATTTAAATATACCATGTTTGATTGCAAGGTCTAATAACCCATAATGTTTTTCTAAACCTTTGTCATAAGTTAATCTTACATCTATCTTAGCATTTTCTTTTGTCAATCTACTCTTATAATTTAAACAATGTATTACATTACCTATAACTTCTTTGCCATCTTTTTCTTTTCTTTTTGAAAGGTATACTATATTACTAGCGGCATATTTTAAACCAGAACCACCACCCATTTCTTTTTGTGGGAACATTGAACCGATAACATCATAAGTATGATTAGTCATAATCATAGGTATTTTTGCCTTACCTAATTTCAATGTTAAAACTCTAAATGCAGCCTTGACAATTTGTGATCTTGTCATATCTCTTGTTTCTTTACCCTCTGCTGTATCTGTCATTTCTTTTGTAGTAGATAACATTCCTAAACTATCTAATACAAACATAATAGGTTTTCTTTTATCTTCTGGTTGTTCTAAATATTTGTCAACAACTTTTATAGATTGGTGTCTAAACTCTTGTACGGTTGCAACAGGAACAATAACCATTCGTTTACTATCAACACCTCTACTCTCAACTAAATCTTTTGTTAACGCACTTTCTGATTCAAAGTAAATCACACCTGCGTCTTTGTGTTTATCTAAAAAACTTTTTACTATGCCTAGAGCAAAGAAAGTTTTACCTGTTGCAGCTTCGCCTGCAATCGCAGTAATTTTATTTGAAGGAAGACCACCATAGATACTACCTGATAGTAAGGCATTTAAAGTATAACTACCTGTATCAATAAAACTATCTACATCACCTGCTTCAACGCCTTCACTTACTAGTGTGGCATATTCATTACCTGTTTCTTTAATTACTTCTTTTAAAAAATCGTTCATAATCATCCTTCTCTTTATCACTAAACACTAAACTATATTGTTTGATATTTAAATCATAACACACTTTCATTATTTTGTCAAGCTCTTTTGAAACAAAATCGTGTGTCATATAGTTATTAGGTCCTTTGTGTATTATTATCCTCATGTGCGTTCTCTAACTCACGCCAGTTTTTTCTCATATCTATGTATATTGGATCATGTGTAACCAAATCTCTATATCTTTTAAATATACGAGCAGACTTTGCTTTTTCGCAAGTTAAAGCATCTTTCTCTTGTGGTTTTACATTACCTCTACTATCATATTTTTTACCATCTCTATGATTAGCGTATCTTCTTGCTCTTGTAAATCCCATTTCTAAAAACTTTCTACACATATCCATACCTATGAAATCTTTTATTGCTCTAAATCCCATATACATATTGTGGATATCTACTGCACTTTTTTGTGCTCTTTTTTGTGTAGCAAATCGCCACTTTCTACATATAACATTTGTATAGGGTCTTACAAGTAATACACCTTGTTCACCTCTACCTATTCTATAAAGTTTTCTTATTTTAGGATTTCTGAAATTTAGTTTTTTATAATTTAATTTATAATCAAAGTTCTTCATTGCTCTTACGAGCTCTTAATACAACTGGTCTACCAGTAGGTTTAGGCAATTGATTGAGTTCGTTCCATAATTTAAGTTCATCATTTTGAGGCACCCAAGTTTTAGGTGGTGTCTCTAAATCATTTTGTGTAATTTTATCCCATAACAAAGTAAACATTTCATCTGGTGACATTTCTGGATGATGAAAGTTATATTTTGTTTGAACATTAACAACTTGTTTTTTTAATAATTCTCTATTGTACTCTAACTTTCGTTGAAAGTCCCAATATGCTTTCATGTCTTTGTATTTTTTTTCTGCAATTGCCATCATAACTATTTATGAAAAGGACATTTTTCTTTGTCCTTCTTTTGTGTTTTTAACCAATTGTAACCACCAAACCATTTTGATTGTACATTTAGTCTTTGTGATTCAACACCATAGTATAACTCTGGTTTATGACTTGGTGTTGTATATGTAATAAAATCTTTTATAAATTCTCTCTTAATAGGAATATATTGTGCAACAGGTGTTCCTCTTTTTAAATTAACTTCGCCATATCTTTTTATAACCATTTGTTGATTAATTTGATTATGTATATCTGATCGTATCACACCTGGCAAAGTATGAAAGTCCTGGTTAAAATCATAGTAAACTGGAAGTTGTAATACACTCCAACCTGGTGATGTTTTAACATACCAAGGACAAGTGGGTTTAAATATAAAAGCAAAATCTTTAGCGTGTTCTGGCACTAAATCTTTGTATTGATGATTACCATGATTAGTAAATTTAAATCTTTGAGTAGGTATTTTATATCGCCATGACTTTTCATCTGAATAAATCCATACATCACACCATAGTGGTACAACATAACCCATTGAAAGATACTCAGGTATTGCAGGACAATGTCTAATTGTTCCTTTGTTTTGTTGTGTTATATGTGGAGTTTCTAAATGATTTCTATCTGGTCTTTTTCTTTCTAATTTTTTATACCATTCTGGCATATGTTGTTTTGCAGGAATAATAGGCATAACATCTTGTAGGCCAGGCACATCTGTAAACCATGTAATATTAGGTTTGTCTTTTTTAAATGACGATATTAGTTCTTTAATAAATTTAATCATATTGGTAATACACTTGTTCTTGCTTCTCTAAAATAGTCTAATTCTTTTTTTGCAAAACACCATACATTCTCTATATATGTCTTATTCATAAACTCTTGTTTTGCCTCTTCACTTTCAAACAACTTATCTGATTTAGGTCTTTGCATAATTCTCATTCCTATTTGACCCATAAAATGTTCTTTTAAACTTGCGACTAACTCATCACAACTTTTATGTCTATGATTTTTTACTTTAGGATCCATGATGTTTATAAACATATGACCTGTTGGTGATAATGAATTAAATGTCTTTTTAGAAACTGGTAAATAAAAATCATCACGCCATTTAGAGTATTCATCAAACTTAAACCAAGATTGATCTTGTTCGTGTTCACCACCTTTATTATATTCTTCAGTAGAAAAATATGGCGGACTTGTAAATGCACAATCAATATCTGTAATATCTTCCCAAGGTAAATCTTCAGCCCCACATCTATATATCTTTACAAACTTACGACCTGACATAGTAAAATAATTTCTACCTTGACTATCCACTCTTTCATCTACATCAGCACCATTACCTAATAACTCTTCATAGAATACACATTGTTCCATGTATTGTTCATATGTATTAGGATTAGGATCACAACCATAATATTGTGTTGCATTACTCGTATAAAAACCTGCAAGTCTATCACCCCAACCACATGAGGTATCTAATACTCTACCTGCTCTAGTCATATCATAAATTGTTTTTGCAACATTAGGTTTAAATTGTGTTGCAATATATGTGCCTAATCTAAATGCACTTAAATAACTTGCCTCACTTAATTGACCACCTCTTAATTCTTCTTTGCCATCAACCATAACTTTTTTCATATCGTTGATACCACGCCATATAGGACCTAGACATCGCCATATATCTTTTGCATTACCATTTTGCCATACATCTAAAGGCGCTTTGAAACTATAACTAGAACAATTTAATCTAGTCTTTTGATGAAAATAATTTGATATATTATTAAATGTTGACGGTGCATCTATGATACCTAAACCAAATGTACTATATGGATTTTCATAGTCATCATATTTTTCCATAACATTATCTACATCTACTTTTAAATATTTTGCTGTATCAAACTTTTGTAAATCTTTAAAATCATTTCTTACATCATCTTTTGTAATTTTTTTAAGAGGAAATACTGGTCTTTCTTTTTCAATATATGCAGCCAAGTCTTCTCTAAACTTTTCTTTACCTATTTCGTTTGTATAACGCTCAAATGTTATTTGATCCATTATAGGTAATTTATTATGATCTGCGTATTTGTACAAGTAATCCATGTCTATATTATATCATTTCTATTTAAATTTGTCAATCTCATTACCCCAACTATCCCAACCAGGTCTTTTTGTTCTAGCAAACATTTCTAAGTAAGGTCCATCTGCTAGATTCTCTATATGATTATAGATAATATCTGGTTTTCTACTATGTTCTCTACGTTTAGAAACAACTAATTGTGGCACTGATTTAGATAATCGTTTAGGTTTACCTTTTGTTGCAAGTAAACACATTTCTGGATTACCTCTAGTCCAATATCCTAAACCTGTAAAAAAACCTTCAGACTTTTTATTAGTCTTCGCCCAAGTAAATCCTACGGTTTTGTAGGTGAAACCCCATGCCTTAATAACTTCAAATGCTTTATCAAGTAAAGGGTCTATCGCCCACATTAAAAGGATTGCATTATCCTTAGCAAGGTTGCCAACACCCAAATTACAAATGTCAGAGTGACTAAGCACCTTATAATGTTTTTCAGGACTTCTATCCTTGCCTTTGTTAGAATATGTTTTAAACGTCCAAGGTGGATCTGCATAAATTACTCCGTACTTACCTTGTTTGAGTGTGTGGTCCATGTAAATATGCCAACATATTCTCAGGTGTAGTTTCAATGTATGGGTCATCATCAACACCATCATTATTGATTCCTGGTTCTTGCCACCATTTTTCAATTACACCATCGTTGATAACAGCCATAAATCGCCAACTTCTATTGCCGAAACCTAAATGATTTTTACCAATTAACATACCTAAAAATCTAGTCATATTTCCTGATCCGTCAGGAATAACTTTAACATTACATATGTTCATTTTTTCTGCCCATGCGTTCATAACAAACGAGTCATTAACACTCATACAATAGATTTCATCTATCTTTAATTCTTTCATATTGTTATAGTTATATTCAAAACCTGGTAGTTGTTTTGATGAGCAGGTTGGTGTAAATGCACCTGGCAAACTAAACAAGATTACTCTCTTACCTTTGAAGTAATCATCTGTCTT